GCTTGGTTGCCTCCTCTACAACGGGCGAACGGCAATCCATCATTCTCTGATAGAAATCAGGGAACTGTCTGAACACGAGTCCTACGAGCTTTTGGCTCATAAGATCGGAAGCAGACTTTAAGTCGATGGTTGCCCAGTTGTCGTAATGAGAGCCCTCAAGAGCTAATTTTTGGTTATACTCTTGATGGGTTAGTGCGATGCTATTACCTAGAACCTGACACGAATCTATCGCAGATTTGAGTCGGGAACTTAGCCCTTGCTGGAGAAATTGATTCAGCATGGGTTCAATGGTAATAGTCCGCCTTGAAGTAGAGTTTTTCAAGACGGAAATAAGTTTCGCACTATCTAGTCGCGGCTTACGTTCAAAGAAATCCGCTTCCTGAAAAAGGACCAGATTCTCTTGAGTTCCTGGTATTCTTCCTGCGAGACTGTTATCTCGCCGTAGACACCAGTTGCTTTGTCCTCCAAGTCTTGGAGAAACATCCGCAACGAGGAACTCAGAGTATCCTGCCCAATCGGGGAGTTGTGAGTCGTTTCTAATGACTCGCTCCAGTTCTGACCACTTCTGGTTAGATCTGAAGCCTTCTTTGACCGCTCCTGGACCGTGTTTGTACGCTGCATATTTCGCTTCCTTTTGTTTGAGGGAGTGTAGTACGTAACGACAAACACGATCAATGTGATGATCATGCCTGTCGGGTATAACAACCTGACTTGCACGTTCATCGCACTGATAAAACTCATTTACCGCCTTTTTGTGAAGAAGATCCTCACATTCTGGTGATACTTGAGTTTTCTTAAAGAGTAGAAGCACGCCGTGAAGCGCCTTCAGGACACCGAAGTTGGTGTCGTCTTTAAGGAGTCCAGTTCTCGAATCGAAAATCTCACAGAACATACCCGAAAAAAGTAACGGGATTGTTCCCCCACGGATTTTCTTAAATCCAATGGGGCAGGTGAACTTGCCGGAAGATATGCCTCTCACGAGCGCAGTATCCAAGGCAGGCAAAGCTACGGTAAGGAAACCGTAGCCTTCATTTTCGAAACGATTCTCGATCGTGATGATATCACGATCGAGGCCTTTCACATCAGGTTCTAACCTCTTGACGTCAGTCAAGAGGCTTGCGAGGAGCGCTATCGGACTTTTCATCATACACCTCCTATGGGGGTTAAATGATTCCGAGTCCGCTAACGACCGCTGGCCGCTAAGGGCCGATACTGCCAGGAACCTTCACAGGTTCCTGTGTCATTGAAACGTCACCCTTTCCTGTAATCGTACATGCTGTCATAGACAGTAGATACGCCAGGAAAGTGCAACGAATGACATTAGCAACAACGCGCTGAACAGAGTAAGCCATACTGGATTCTCCATTTGTTGGATAAGCCAGTTCAACTTAGCTCTGAAACGCGATGAGCTTTGCAGTTGTGACTTGCGCATCGTCTCGATAGTCCGTGAGGGCTTTACAAAGTGCCACAATCGCGGCATCCGTAAATCCCGTCAAGGGTCGGACGATAGTGAGTGAACAAGATGCAGTGTATTTCTTGTTCACACCCGTAACAGGGTCGGGGGCGACAACAGTCTGCAACATCTGCAGATAATGTTTGTCTCCACCACCCTTCAGAGTAGCGTGATTGGTAATAACGGTATAACCGTTAGTCTGATCACGTCGCTCTGAACCATATCCGTCTTGCTTCACTAACGCGAAGCTAAGAGCAGGAGTGGGTGCTGCGG